TGCAAAAACTACAGGGCCAGCGCTTGTATAACCAATTTCACCATAAGGCGCAATTTTTCCGCTAATGATGCGGCGCTCGCTGTTATCTACTGCCTCAATATTGCCGCTAAACGTTAGTAGCATTTGTTGGCCTTTCTGTTAGTCCGGTAGGGCTTAATTCCTCCATGCTTTGAGCTTGTTCTAAATCAATTAAGCCAAGATTTAGCATTTTCTCTATAGCTTCCAAACGTGCCAAAGTGTCAGCGCGTAAAAATGTAGTGTCTAATGCAAACCGTACCTGATTTCCACGCCTGGTTATATCGTCCAAACTGAGCCTATTTTCAATAGCGCTAATAAATGGTTGTAATGAATAAGCCACAAATTCTTTACGGCCGTCTATAATATTTTGATAGGTCATACTGTTATTCATATCGGCGCTTATGTAATATGCCGGTACGTTCATTAAACGGGCGATTTCGGTAGCTAGATATTGTGAAGCCTCGTTATACATCATTTCTTTAGGTGAGTAACCTACGGTTTGGTAATCCAGGGTGCTAGTGAGGTAAGCGGTGCTACGTGAATTACGCGCGGCCTTCCAGCTAGCTAATAAACCTTGTATTTGAGCCTCGGGTAAATCCGCGCCGCTATTTTTAATAAATCCTGTAGCCATAGGTGTAGCAGCTGCAACGCTGGCCGCTTTTTGAATATCTAGCGCCGCTTGAATTGTACGGCCGCCGGTTTCTAATACACCTGGTAGCAAACTTTGAAACGTAACTAATGACCCTACGCCTGACATAGGCGCACGTACGCCGTTAATTGAGTAATAATCTACTTCATCTCCGTATTGGTCTGTAGTAACAGTAACGCGGGTATTAGCTACCCACTCAAAACCACTAGGCCGGCCGTCATCTTCATACAAACTTGTAACGCGCCAATACGCAACGCCATATAGCAATAAACTATCCACCGTGTAACTAATAGTTACGCTGCGTGGCTGCCTAATATCCGGCTGTTCAAGCCATACCGGGGTCTGCAATTTACGGCCTGTACTTTTTTGAATTAACTCTAGATCTATACTGGCGATAACGCCGCATATCAAATTACGGCATCTTGATACGGCTGGTACTTGTAGTGCTAAATATCTATCTATAAATGGTACGCCGTTAGTGTTATAAATACCGCCAAAACTATAAACACCCGCCCCATAATTTTGAGTCATTATGGCGGGTGCTAACTGAGCTTCTACGTCTTTTTTACGTATGCCTAAAGTTTGCAGTAATCCCATAGGGGCATTATTGCCTAAATGTCAAGTATAAGTAGATACTTACGCCTGGGCGTGTCTAAACGTAAACTTTAGCCTCAGCTACAGGCTGCGCCAATATATGAATAACCATAGCTAGGCCTATTGGTATATCTACCGGGCCAGCTGATTTACGGCGCACTATTCGCCATGCGTCCGGCGTTTGTTTAGCAGCGCAGTTAGCCATTTGTTGTATTAACGCATCTTGTCCACTATGGCGCAGACGGTCATTTACTAAAGCGTCATACATATCGCCACAAGCTTGATAAAAGGTTTGGCCCGATACATCTCGGGTTTGTATGCCAGCATTTTGTAACCTTTGAGCAATACTGGCCGTAGTGTATTTGTCATAACAAACCAAACGCGGGTAATACAGGTCTGCCCATTTTTTAATACTGGCAGCTATTACTACCTCATCTACCGCTACTTGTGAGCTGTAGGTTTCCAGTACCGCTACCCCTATTTTGCCGTTAGGTAGTAATTGGCCCATTACTAAGCTGGCATCACGGCGGCTAGGGCTTACGTCAAACGCAAACACGGTTAGCGGCCCAGGGCTCATCTTTAAATTAATATCGCTGCTATCCTCAACAGATCCAAACGGCCAGGGGCTCTGTAAGCTATCTATCCATTGACTAAGACTCTCCGTCCTAAATTGCTCGGTAGTCTGTACAGTCAAAGCCTCTAATAGCGCTTCCTCGGTTATAAGTATGCCTAGCGCCGGGTTTGCAGCTGCCCAGGCTTTACGGTCATCTAAAGCGCAAAATGGCGGGGCGCTATATTCGTAATAACCCAAAGACGGCGGCGGGTTACTTTGGCAGCGCTCGCGTAATTCGTTCAAAGTTGTACTAAAAGCATCACCGGCGTTACTGCCTAGCAATATCTGACTATTGGGCCTAGCGCGGGTTATCGGCGTAGCAGCTGCAAACGCTTCTTGGTCTATTTCTCGTAATTCGTCTATAAATAGAAAATCTGCGCTAGCGCCTCGGGCGCTATCCCTAGTAGCAGCTCTTACGTCTAACCTAGCCCCGCTTTTTAAAATAATGGCCTCGTTACCGTTTGTGTACAATATCTTTTTAAGGTCTTTTTTTAGCTCGGGGCTATTCTCAATAGCGTTAGCCACCTCTCTAAAAGTTGTTAGGGCCATAGATCTAGCCGAGCTGATAATGACGTGGTTACGCTCATTAAATAAAAACAACCCCGCTAATATCCGCATACGCGCTAAATGAGTCTTACCGTTTTGCCTGGCTGTGATTGCTAGGTTGGTCTTACGTATAAACATTTTATTTTTATCTACGGTGAGCATGTCATCTAAAACAAAGCGCTGCCAGGGTAATAACGGTAGGCCTATGCGTTCTGCCAGGTCTGCTACCTCACCGCCCCGTGTAGGGCCTTGTAACAAAACGTTATGCAGGCGTGGTTGAACAGCCCCCCGAGCGGGTTGGTTTGTTGTGGCTGCCATTAGTCGCGGGGTTGTGCAGGCTGGCCCAGGCATGGCCCGGTTTGTGTGTTTATGTCCGTTTTCGGGGAAATACAGGCAGAAAAGACAGGGGGGGTAGCCGTCTTGGCTAAAAAAACGCCTTGACTACGATTACCTTTACGTGTATTGCATCTCTTACAACAAGCTACGGCGTTATCTGCGCTTAATACTAAATCGGGCGCTTTACTAACTGGTATTACGTGGTCTACCTGGTCTGCATCACCTCCACAGTAATAGCAAACAAAGTTATCCCGAGAAAGTATGGCATTTCTAAACTTGTACCGATAAGCCCGCTTTATTCGTGGGTCACCCTTGTTAGCCATTAATACCACCTATGCTTTTTATAATGAGCCCAGGCTTTACACGCGTTACCTTTGTATTGCCTGTGTTGTTGTATGTACTTTAACCCTAAATCTATCTGTTTATAAGGGTTTGTTTCTTTCATTTTTAATAGCTGTGGTATGCCGTAGGCTGTACTTGTTTTAGATCTAGCTTTAGGCCGCCAATTACTTTCTTTAGTCCATAGTTTCTCTAAACAAACAAATTGTTTGAATGAACCTACCTTAATATGAGCATAAATCTTATAAGCATCTATAGCGTTTATGTCTGCATAGCTGGGGGTAATCTGTATTGTAAACGAGCCTACAAATAGGCATAGCCCTAGCCTTAGCTTCCGCAGCTTTAGCGAGCTATCGCCCTTCGGGGCTCGCTTGCAGCGCAGGAAGCGTACCCGATACGTCAAGCATAAACGCAAATTGTGGATAACTTGAACGGGCTTTGGGCGTGTTGTCCACAGGTTTTGCCCAGTTGTGGATAACTTAATTGCGCACCTGCCGCGCCTTTGAGGTATCTACTAACGTAATGTCTAGTAACCCACAGCGCGTACATTGTAGGCATTTGACGTTAGGCGGCAGGTGGTCGGATACCACGCGTTCAAGTTGCAGCGTTATTACCTTGCATTGTCTACACATAACCTCTATGTAAAGCATTGTATTTAGCCCCACTATTCCACTACCTCGGTACTTAGCCATTTTCCGTAATCTTTGGCATTAACTTTAATTACTAGATCTGTTTCGCCGGTATCAAATCGTGTAAACCAGGTAGGCTCACAAAATCGCATTAAAGCCTTAGCAGGCACTAATAAAATACCGTCTGTAAACCTAAAACAGACCCGGTGATAACTTTCCGGCGTATCGGTGTAAACAGGTACAGCCGTCATTAATTGCAGCTTGTTGTACGAAAAAGTAGCCGGGAAATCGCTTGTTGTATTTAGCCATTTCAGCTCTAAATCGCCTATGTAGTTTTCCCGGCCGTTATCGTGTTTACGGTTAATGTGGTAATCCGTAAAATAAAATTTAGGTGTAGGTGTCAATACCCAGGGTAAGCGCATTTGTAGGTAATTAGCCAGCCTAGCTTCTCGGCCATAATCGGCTTGGGTAACCCTAATTGCCTCCATGTGCGGCCCTTTCCGCCTCGCTCATAAGCTCAAACGGTACGGGCTCGCGCTCGGTTTGTGGATCTAAATTACGCCCGGCTTCTTGTACTACCTCGGCATAATCCTCGGGTGTTAGCCATTTTTCGTTATATTGTCTAAGCCATATTGCCGGGCATTGTTTAGCCTTTGTTTTCTCGGGGCATAAATAGCCTTTATATGCCTTAGACGTTTTAGACGATACGCCCTCTATAAATATGCGGTGACCGTGTACGCATTTAGGGGCTTCCGGCATTTCCTCAGCGCCCAATTTCGTTTTAAGCGCAGCTATTGACTCAGCCGCAGTAGGTACCGCGCCCTGTGCGCCCCGCACGTTTAACGCCGGGTCTACGTTTTGCGCCTTTTCCATATCTTGACGCGTAGGCCGGCCAGCACCCCCAGGGCTCAATAACCCAATTACGCGGCCATAGGCACTTGTTACGCAGTTTTCTACAAAAAAATTAGCGTTTACGCCGCGTTCTGTACGTACCTCAAACGCATAATCTACGGCGCTTGGTTTATCGTCTGCGTAGGTTTTATAAGCCTCAGCACGTACCAAAATATAGCCCGCTACTAGGTCTATATCCTCAATATAAGCCACTAAACGCAGCTCGGGGTATTCCTGCCTCACCCGCTTAATACGGGCGTTTACGTCCTCGTAACCGTCTAGAAAGCTCATTTACGCTCTACCTCGCTTAAGGCTTTAGCGATATTACGGCCCCGTAGGTATCCGTCACCGTGACCCTCTCTATAACCCGTGTGGTATGCCGCGAGCATAAACGCGCCTACAATAAGCACCGTAAAAATAATTACAGCTAAATCTATAAGCATCTTGCGCCCTTTGTTAA